TGCAGATAGAGTTTTACCGTAATGGTGAACCTACACTATCTCGTAGAGCATTAGCTAAACTTATCTCTCTTCAGGAGCGAGCAAAGTAATTGATAAATAGTCAATCTTCCATACCTTCCTTCCAGGCTGAATCTGTTTTAACAGGAGGACATTTTGAACTGAATGTTTTTAATCATTTAGTTATAAATCGTTACACCGATATAAGAAAAAACGTATTCATCCCAGGGGCGGGTGTGGAGATTGACTTTGTCTCAGGCAATAATTACTTTGAAGCAAAGGGCGGGTTAAAAGGCGATAAGAAGCGTCCAGGAGCCAAAAGAACAGACAATGTAAAGAAAGCTATAGCCAATGGTGCCTTGTTAAAGGCGGTAAAGCCAGAAGCCCATTACACCGTATATTTTTCAGCAAAACCTGAAATTGGATCATCATCAGATATCATGCTTAATACTGCCCTTAGATGCAACATAATAGATAAGGTAGTATACTTAGAGGATAAAGTAAATCTATTCGATACATTATTTGACACAATTGAGTGGCAAGAAATGAGCGAAAATCAGGAGGAACATAATGCATTTTAATGTCAGCTATTTTAAGAAAGTAAATGGCGTATATAAGTTTTTTGAGAAAGTCGTAGAATTTGATCATACTCCTACGGCTAATGAAGTGGCAAAACACGAGGGTGATGGACTTTACCATACAATCAAAGTTGAAGTTGCCAAAGAAATAATCAAGGAAAAAATTGCTGAGGAAGTAAAGCATGTTGAATCAAAGTTTAATTTCCGCAAGCCAGAGCCTGTAGTTGCTCCAGAACCTACACCAGCTCCAGAACCCGAGGTTACCCCAGAGCCAGAAGCTCCAGTAACTGAGGAACCAGTAGTAACAGATACTCCAGCAGAATAGGGCGGGAATTTGAACATTGTATTAACAGTAACCCTAGGGCTATATACCCTAGGGATACTTATTGGAATTTTACACTATGAGAATAAGCTAACATCAATGCGTTCAGCAATATCTGACTATGAAAGAGCAATTAAGCTATCACGTGGATCAGAGCATTATAGGCATTATACTCAACTTCAGCTAGATATAAGCAGTCTAGACTATCAAAATAAAGCCTTGCAGAACTATATTCAAGAGTTAAAAGCTGAAAATGCAGCCCTTCGTAATGTCTCAAATCCATCAATTTGGAGTGTAAGACCACTTACAGATAGTGCTGTATATGTGGCGGGGGAGTCAAAAGATATGCATTATGAATCTAGTATATATAAGAGTGGCATCTGGGATAGTAAATATGCCAATGAAACTATGCTAGAAGAAGAACCATTTGGAGTTACCCCAAATCTAAATTTTAGCGATGAATTGGATTTTTGATCAATGACCCTATTAAGCCTAATACTAGTCTGGTATGCTACAAAACTGTACTATACCCATAAATTTACCATCAATTTCAAAGATGGGCGGGAAGGCGTAAGAGTCTCCTGTAATAGATGTACTAATATAGAATATATAGATATAAACAATATAAGGAACCCATATTACTGCAATGACTGTAAATAAACCATTTGTCAATAAATATAACAATCCTCTGGGAATAAAGCCAGAATCAGCCAACAATGAAGAATGTACACACAAAATCACCATAGAAGATAAAAGATTGATATGTGAATACTGTGGCGAAAACTTCAAATTCTAATCTAGATCCCGCCCAATGTGAGCATGAATGGGTAAAGATATATTCAAGAAAAATCTGCTATTATTGTGGCGATATTTATAGAGAAATAGTGGAAAATAGTGGTGAATAGTGGAGCAAAGTGGAGAATAAAGTCAATAGCTGATTAAATAAATTCAGTTATTATTTATATAGACATTGTAATGGGTTATAGAGCATAACATATTGCCGCTCGTAATGTCAAATTTTGCAGATATGATATATATCACACCATATACATGCATATTTTCTTGATATTTCTGAGCATTTTTGCTATAATTTGCAGATTTTTGCAGACATTTCGTAATATTCTGTGTAAAATCTGATCAATTTTATGTAAAATAAAATCATGATACATAATATGATCAAAATACACAGAACAAATAGATATTTGATCTCCTTCGTAATGTCTTATATATATAACAAATAGATATATTGGGATCTTCGTAATGTCACCAGTAGAAATTCCCGCCCCTTCGTAATGTCTGGATCCTGAAAAAAATCGTTGTCGTTAAAAATGGACAATTCGGACATATGTGGACAAAAAGAAAACCCCACGGGGTCACCACCCGTGGGGTTAACTTAGGACTTGGCGGGAATAGCCTGAACGCCCTGTTGTTATATTATCTAGAACCAGTATTCGTTAGGCCCAACTCCTTCAGAATACGGTATAGTTGCTTACAGATAATATAAACATCTTTGTTATATGGTGGAACATGGTCTTCATCTCGTGTGCCCCATACAATAATATAATTAAGCAGATATTGTAGTGTAGATTCATTAACAAATCTAGATTCATCTAACATTTTATATGCGGCACCAGCAGGTGATACTTCATATGAAGACATGCCAGTTACAATAGAATCATGAAGTTTCTGTGTTACGTTCTTGGCCATTGTTACTCCCCGTCCCATTCTGTAAGTAGTCCCTCTTCGGTCATCCAGTCTACCACATGGAAGGACTCTACGTCAAAGTCGCCCCATGGGTCCTTTTCAAACTTGGACCATATCTGCTCCAGTCCCACACCAGGGGCGGGAACTACTTCAAAAGCTGAAGGATCATAACTAATTTCATCATACACATTACGGATAAGGTCCCACATATACAGCAATACAATTGGATTAGCATCAGGATATTCCCGATTCAAATTATCCAGATAAGAGTTAGTTTGAACCATCATATTAATATTAGACATATGAGCCCCCGCATACTAGACAGCTATCCAAAAATGGTGTATATTCTTCACACCCGCCACATTCATGCCAATGTACGTGTTGTAATTGACCATTTAATTGGCGGTCCTTAATAAAATTAATTACTGCCCATTGACCAAAGTTTTCGTACATAGTTTTAAAAAACTCTATAATAAATTCATCATCCATTACTTTGCTCCAAACTTTGCTAGGACATGTTCTAGTGATTCAATACATCCTTGTAGATAATCTGTTTGATAATTAGGGTCAGATTCATCATTGAATTCTTCAATTAACTCTTCTACGTGTTGTTTGATATATTCTAAGACTTCCATTAGAGGTGCCCGTCCTTTCGGTTTTCTTTAACAACTCCCGCTTCAAAAGCAATAGCATAGGTCAAGGCGTATAGTTCGCTATAGGCTTCTGTAACACCTTCCCAGTAACGACGTTCCATGCTATCCATGGCTTCGCCCGAAACGTCCTCGTCTTCTTGAGCACGTTCTAGTTGTTGTTCAGCTTCAAGCAATAAGCCCTTGAGGTGACCGTGCATGATGTCTGCACCGTCCATGCCAATAGCAACTTGCTTGGCAAGATATGGGTCAAGTTGGGTATCCATTATGCGTTCTCCTTTTCGTTGGAATCAGATTCTACCATATGGGTCTGACATTGGTTTGCCTCGGCTTCTTCGTTGCCATAGCCGCAAGCAGAACATACTTCATTCTCACAATCTTCACAATAGTCTAATGTGTCATTAGCACCACAGTCACGGCACTTTGAATCATAGTCTTGTTTAACATGGCGGTCACCAAGGCGGTATTCAATCTCCCCACCCCAGCCTGTTTCTTCCTCATAGTCAAGATTAAAGGTTAAATCAGGATACTGTTCTGCCAACTTCATGACGGCGGGTTCAGGATAAGACCATGCTGTATTAAAGTGATAGATAAGATTATTTGCATTCTCATCTGTTAACTCAGTTTCAGGATACTTATCATTATCAGCTACAGCAACATCCCATTTTGTACCCCAATTGCGTACATTCCAGTCATACCAGTTATTGCCAGAGAACAAGACAGTCTTATCTTCATTTGGGTCTTTCTGAAGATAATATGTGTCCATGTCTGTTGGTTTAATGATATTCCAGAAAGCAAAGACAGGATTTGAATAAGTAGTTAATTGGTCTTCAAACTGACCTGTTTCAACATTGTAGTTGTTGTGGGTCATTGTGAATGGTTGATTAAGTTGTGATTTTACTTTGGCAATATCTGAGGCATTGCCATAAATTGAAACGCTGTTATATACCCAGTTAGGCATTTTCAGAATCCCCTGCTTCCTCTACATTGTCAATAGTAAACGTAAATTCATCAAAGTTTAGGTCGTCAATATCTAGATTATCTACAATAGACTTTGCATGGTCAGGTGAGTCAGCTTCTACTTCATCAACATAGTATTGAGTATAGGTAGAATATACTTTGTATTTCATTGTTGTCCTTTCGTTGGGTTATGGTGATATTGTAGCATAGGGGTCTGACATTGGTCTATTCGGCGGGAGTGTTGGAGATATTATCTTCTTCAAATTGTCTATGATAAGTAGTAAGAAGATGCACAGTATAATCTTCTTCCATAGCATCACACCATTTATGAGCTTCAATCATGTTATCAAATTCTGTGATATATTGCCCAGACTCATCATAGATCTCAAATACATTTCTTCCATTTGGAGAGACTGAATAATCTATTTCATATATTTCTAGTGTCATAGGGTCATTTTATCCTATCGTAAGCCAATATGTCAAGTATTCGTAAGCCTTTCGTAAATGTGATTTTCATCATATTCGTAATTGTCTGAAATGTCCGTTTTGGTCGGCCCCGCCTCTACTCGTCCCAATAATGTAAAATAGTTTGCATAGTCACATGCAGACTACATTCGCAATCGCCACCGTTCATATTTTCCATGAACTCAAAATGCCCTAGATTATCTTCATAGATCGCTGTCACCAATTCATCTATGGTATATGGCTTGTAGTCTGTAGAGGTCATGTTAAGACCTCTACAAATTGGTCTAGCTGAAATTGCATGCTACCAACTCTGACTGTTTGTTTAACTAAGTCAATTACCTTGCGCTCATATTGTTCTTCGGTTAGGATATCTTCGCTGATATAAAGACCATAACCTGTTTCTGAATCCCGCCCGTGCTTAGTTAGTTGGTCAATCAAGATACGGGTGGCATAGGATAAATCACCCATTTGGATACGAGGCATAGCAGCCTTGATTGCGTTCTGCATGATTGCTACAGAATCATCTCCGTCCCAATGTGCATACACATTTATATTTTGGGCGGGGTTTTCTGTGGCGATGATTGTATAATTTGTTCTTGCACCCATTAAAAGATACCTCCTGCGATAACTAGAAAGATTGCGGCTATTGTTAATACGAATATAATTGTGTCCATTGGGCTATCCTATCTCATCTTCTTGCTTCTGTCAATAGGGAAGGTAGCGGGTGGGAACTTTAACCCCACCCGCCAAGATTATCTACTTAGAGATACTTTGCGATTGACTTCATGGTTGAGGCATTTACTGTTTCCTCGTCTGTCATCTTTAGGATAGACAAGGCGTTGGTAATTTCCTGTACCATCTCGTTATATGAGTGGCGATGGATTTGCTCAAAGTCCCGCTCAGGTTGAGCAGGGAAGTCCTTGCCCTTTGTATCAACATCAAAGTCAATGTTAAGAGAGTTTGACCAAGAGCGGTAGCTGGTTCGGAAGTTTTCTGCCTTGTCAATGTTTGCCAAAGCATATTCAGTTAAAGCCTTATTCCAAGCCCGAAGGTCTTGCTGGAACTTTGCCTCTAGCTGGTCTTGATTTACGAAGTCATTTTGGATTTGTGCCAACTTTGTTTCCAAAGCGGCGATTACCTTTGATGTTGCTACCTTTACTGTGATTGAGCGACTTGCCATGTTTTTATTTCCTTTTCTTTTGTTGGGGTTTGAGGTGTTAGTATATCAGAGGGGTCTGACATTACTTCTTGCGGGTTTGGATAGGGCGATTGGTACGAGCATACTGAACCTCATACTTTGGCAAATCACCCGATACTTGTTTAGTTGTACTTACATCTAGCAACTTGCCACGAAAAGCTACAATCATCTTTGCCAATTTCATCTCATCAGCAGAAGTTAGCTCAACTTGTAAGTCATTTAGAACTTCATATTCTACGCCATACTGCATAGCCTTACCCAGCCCATATCCCATTTGGGCGGGATTAGGAACTTGTAGTGTAATAACTGCCATTAGATACCACCTTCTTTTTGGCTATCAGGTATTGTAGCATCTACCACTGATATTAGTGTCATACCAAAAATACATTTTGGACAAACAGAAGTATGCGGTTGTCCATTAGATTTAAGAGTCATCTCCACCAATGCATCACAATTTGTACAGACATAAGTCCATTTATTCCACGACATTACTTACCACCCACTTCTTTAATATCTAAAACAGTTAATTCTTCGGTAGCAGTATTTATATCCATAAGATTATACCAATCCCACTTGCGGGGATTGGTCTCAGAAAGAATCTCAAAGGTAACTACATAACGCTTCATTATTCTTCCTCGGGTTCACAATGTGGGTCATCTAAATCAGAACCGCACTCTTGGCAGTATTCATTTTCCAAATCTACATCTATGGATTGGACATCTGCGAACATACCATAGTCCTCATAGTTCCAGCCCATTTCTTCTGCCATGACTTCATCATCTGCTTCTACGGTGAAATCATAGGTGACATGAACCTGAACCCGATAGTGGTTTGGGTATTCTAGTGTTGCTTCTGGTTGTGGCATTTAGTTATCCTTTCGTTGATATTGGTATCATACCATATAGGTCTGACACTCTTGCGGCTCAGAGGGGACTTGAACCCCCGACCTCCACCGTGACAGGGTGGCGTTCTAACCAACTGAACTACTGAACCTAGACCGCTATTGTAGCATAGCCCACTGACATTATTCGTAGCGACACGCCGTAATATCGTAATTTGTGCTGCAAATCACACGGGTCGGCCCGCCTGCATATTTATGCAGTGATCATGCATAATTAAAAATAGGTGGCGGGGCTTTCGCCCCGCCGTTTATTTTATTTTGTTAAAGCAAGAACCTGCTTAACAATTTTATTTTTTTCTGCTGTGATTACAGGGTCAAATCCTGAAGCACCAGCCATAAGTGTATCGCTATTACCCTTGCGAGCTGTGCGATAGTAATCAAGGCGTTCTGTGAGAGCATTAACAACGCCCCACGCTGTACCCTTGATGTTAGCATTGGTAGGCGAATTGTGATACAACTCGTCAAGCAGAACAACCTTGTTCTCCCACTTTTTGATTGAACCCTTTTTGTCTACTTCTGGCTTAGGATACATCTTGTTGATGATTTCTGAAAACTTAGCATTTGAGACTTCAATCTTGAAAAGCTCTTGTGCCTCTTTTTCAAATTCATCTGCATAAGCAAAAGTAAGACCTAAAGCCTCACGAGCTGCTGCAATTTTTCCGTCTACAGTTTGAGTGTGGCGGATTTTGAAAGATTGCTTAGCCTTACGCATTGCAAGGTTGAGAGTGTTCTGGCACATTACCCGAACAGGTGTAATAGCAGATTGAACAGCAACAGAACCGTCATGCGAGGTATAAACAACTAGATAAAGATTAGTTGTATCATTAGCACCACTAGGGTCAAGAACAATAGTGCGGGGAATTGACATTGTGCCAAATACTACACGACCATTCTTTAGAGAACCCGCAGATTCCCAATAAACATCCTGATTGCCGTCATGGAGATTATCAGCGAATGAAAATAAATCTTCATTCTGAACTGTCTTATAGCGAGAGCCTACAACAGACAGCACATCTTTTTGTCCTGCTGTATAAGGATTGTCACGAGTAACGAGAAAATTCTCGTTTACAGTTGTGTAGTTGTCTGGCAATAAATCACTAACAGATTCTAGTGATACATTCCAATTTGATAGCTTAGCACCATCAAGCATTTGTGCGGTTGTTACATTTTCGTCTTTAGCAAAAACCTTGTTTGCAAAAGAGTGCCACGCAGGATTGGTGCGTGTTGCAACAGCGAGTGAAACTTCACCAGACTCAACCTCTGAGCGGTGAACTTGTGACATGACATTGGTCATATTTATTTCCTTTCGTTAAGTATGCCTATCTTACCAGACAGGGGTGACATTTGTCTATCTTAAAAACAAAACCTAGCAAACATTTGTCCGTAATGTCGGAATTTTTAAAAGTGATTAATCTCACATCGTAAGCGACACGCCCGAGTGCGGGTCGGCCCGAGATCGCAGCATTTGTCAAGCTTTAAATATTATTTTCCGATAAGAAATTTGACAGTGCAAAAAATAAATATCCAACTCACACTAGTGATTAGGCCATCTATTAATTGCACTATCATCCCCTCGTGTCTCCCAATTAAATTTACTTTGTTTTATATGCAGGACAGTCCATATGAAAATATTCAATTAGACTGTCTTCAATACGGTCCGTTGTGGCACCGCACAATCTGCAGGACCACGTCATTTTCTCTTTAGCCATTACTGAAACAAGCTCCAATAATGCATGTGCCCAGTTTCATCTACAATATAACGTGGCACGTCTGACCATGCAGTTTCATTGTAGAAATATTTAGGACGCTTGCCTTTGATAACAACTTTAAAAAATATGTCATCGTTACCGTCCTGCCAAACTTTGCATTCATCATCTGCAAACAAGGAGTGCCAGTTGGCACTCCCGACTGGTGGATGCTTTGCCATTAGTATGCCACCTCCGAAATTGGTAGGTATGCATAATCAGTTAAAGTCTTTGTAACTGTGTCATGCAATTCTTTTCGCATTTGAGACATCATGCTTGGCTCCCAATTTGCCTTGAAGATACGCTTTAACAATTTGTTGAGATTATAGTTAGGATTAAGATATTCAACCTTATCAGACAATTCACGAGACATATCAATAAGACCCAATTCATAGTTAAACAAGGCGGTAATTGTGTAAAGTGAATAACGCTCTTCTTCTGGAACCCCTGCAGTTAGCACCATTACGAAGTCATGGACTTTTGCCAAACCGTGGATATTAGGCAAGCCCATGATATAGTCACGAAGCTGAATGTCACGATTAATTGCATATGCAATTGTTTCTGCAGTTTTCTGAGGTACGAAATCAGTGTAGTTAGTGATAGCCTCGTCAATAATTTGGCGGGCTTCTCCGAGAGTTAGATTAGTTGTCATTAGTTGGTACCTTTCTTGTTGGGATATAGGGATATCATAGCATAAGCCACTGACATCAGTAGGCTTCATCATATTCTAGAGACATGGGGAATGAGTCTAGATAGAATTGAGATACAGAATCTTGACATTCAGGGCAGACATAATCATCCCCATAGATATCATATTCTTCTTGCGAGAATGTCTCTGAAGTCCCGCATACTTCATAGTATAAACAACCTACTTCATAGGTTGCAATTTCATCAGCTAAATTGCCCATTAGTTTACCTTTCTTGTTGGTATTGGAATTATAGCAGACTACACTGACATTCTCAACAAAATCTCGGCGTGTCGTAGTGTGATTAATATCACCCCGTAAGCGACACGCCCGAGTGCGGGTCGGCCCGCATAGTTATACGGGATCACGCATAACTATTCAAACTTATTTTTATATTTTTGTTTACGAGTATATTTCTTTTTGTTTTTAATTGCAGTTGCAGCGTTACTACGCCGCAACTCTTGAATTCGCTTTACTTTTTCCATTATGTCAAACCTTTTCTGCATAGTTAATCGGATAATAAACATCGTTAAGAATTAAGTCTTGCCATTTTCCGCAAGCCTCACAAACATAGTCAGCAATTTCAATGTTAAGAATAAGTGCGCCTTTGTGATTACACTTATTACAAATCATATCTACTTGATTCATCGCTCTACGACCTTTCGTCCTTCACGATAAAATATCTTTGTATAAACTTTACCGCTTGGGCAAGTCATTTCTACAACTGAAGTCTCATCTGCATAGCCCCAGTCAATAAACTTTGCAAACTCTTTGTGTGCTTGCAACTCGTCCGAATAAGAATAGATTCCAATTGGGACGGGATTCTCGTCATACTTTACGACAATCTTATACACTAGTTATTCCCCTCTGTCTCAAAAATAGTTACACAATCGCATGGCTCTACATGGTAATCTTCATCATTACCAAAAAATACAAAACCTGCACCATTACACTCATCGCAACCAATTGCGATAATTTCTTGTAAGTTACCCATTACTTTTCCTCCTGAATATCTGAAACATGAATATCATTTTTTAATTGTGTTGATTCCATTTGGTAATCAAACCAGCGAATGGCTTCATCATATGAATCAGCCTCTACTCCTATGGTAGTGCTAAAAATAAACTTAGTCATTTAGTTCACTATCCAATCCGACATAAATTGTCGTGAAGAAATCTGGCTTAGGAAATCCTGTGCCATTCCAATTTGGGCGAACCTTAACAGAATAGGCAAGGTATCCTTCTGGTGTAGAGTGTCGCATATTGTTACGAAACTCCGCATACTGAATTATGCCTTGTCCTTGTGAGGACTTTACGAATTTGCCTTCTAGGGCTTCTGAGATTAGCATATTATTTGCTACCTTCTTTCTTTGTTGTTGATATTGTAGCAGATAGGACTGACATCGCTTTTTCTGCATTTGCTTTGCGTGTCTCTAGGACGTACGCCTTATATTCTTCTAGGTTCATTTCTGACCTTCTTTCTCTTGATACCCATAGTATAACAGAACGTACTGACATTATTCTACTTACCCGCCAGTAATTCCATATTGTGAGACGCTCAAAAATTGTGATTAATCTCACCCCGTAAGCGACACGCCCGAGTGCGGGTCGGCCCGCATCAGGTAGTTGAACTTTCAATTAACTATTATGGATCATGAGCAGTTTTAATTCTTGCTCAGGAATTTTATTTAATTGTGATTTACAGTTTTAAAACATTCATCCCAGAATCTATCTGAGTCAAATCTTTCATTATCTGCTGCAAACATTTCTGCAAAATCATTTACTAAATCCTCAAACACTTCTAACTTCATTTCTGAGCCATAAGAATTTAGAATTTCTGCGGTTGCTACATAGTCTTTGCGAGTCATCATTTTAGTTCGTTTTCCTTTTTAATAAGGAGAGTTATTACTTACGACATTGGGTTAGAACACTCACAAACTTCCCCTGTTTCGTTTTATTATAGCATTACTTTGAGGTTTTTACCATTGCAAAACGATATGAACCATTTGCAAGAGTTAGACCAACACGAGTTAGCTTGTTGTTGATTGGTGTGAAGTCACGGATTCGTCCTGTGATTCCTGTCTTGCTGGTTGTGAACAAATCTCCGATTTGATAAGTATATCCGTTGAGTGACATTAGTTTTCCTTTTCTTTTTTTTCTTTTGTTGGGTTGTTGAGCAGTTTTTAGTCTTGCTCAGGACTTTTCGAGTATTTCCCGAAACTTAGAAAGTAACGGTTGTAAAGCGTTCCTCGCCATCAACATCAAGAAGAACTAGTGTTGAGTTTGGAGACTTTGGCTCTATTGCCTTGATTACGCCTGTTACCTTTGATTTCTGAGTCGTGAACAAATCGCCTACCTGATAAGTCTTGTTTGCTACTGTCATTGTTTCTTTTCCTTTTCTTGTTGGTTGGTTATATCCCTAGTATAGCACTAGGGTCTGACATTGGTTTAGAAGCTACGCTTCTGACGAACCAAATTCTGTTTATGCCATATGATTGAGTTATGAGGCGCTTTAAATACGCCAGAGATATGAGTGCCACGGGCTTGGGCGGGACTTGTGATAATTAGGAGAAGAATTACCACTAGAGAGAATATAATCTTTTTCATTAGTCTAAGTGCTTCCATTTCTTATTGTTGAGATAATTATACACGAAGGCACTGACAAGCAGTGCTAGCATTATGAGAGTTTTCATTACAAGCACTCCACACAGTAGCACTTAGGATTTTCACTAAATAGATATTTAATGATTACAGCTCGCTTGTAGTTAGACAAGCCATAGGCAGATTTAATACCGCCATTATTGTATTCATGGATAATACGATTTTCTAAAGCACCTGAAATCTCAAGTGAAGCGAATATGTTAGTTTGATTTAGTGTAGTCATTTTGACCACCTTTCTTTAGTTTCTAATACTGAGTATTCTAGCAGACTTTCTGCTAAAAATCAAGGCGACACGCCGTGTTTATTTAATTATTTTGTGTGAAGTGAATCACACAGAGAATTTGTGCAAATCGCCACAATTCGGGCAACCATACTCAATTTCATCACCCTCGTTAAACTCTTGGTCTACGTTGACATAAATGCCACAGGTTGTGCATTTATCCCATTCCATATAAAATTCGTTTGGGCAATTTTCGTGGCTTGTGCAACCACCTTTGATAATTAGTGAATTCATTTGGAATTCCTTTCTTTTGTTTATATGAGTATTATAGCAGGGGGGTCTGACATTACCCGCCAGTATATGCGTACAAATCGGACACGTAAAAAAACTATTTTTGTGAGCTTAATCACACCGTAAGCGACACGCCCGAGTGCGGGTCGGCCCATGATCTAACAGTAATATCTGATCCCCGTAAGACACGCCCGAGTGCGGGTCGGCCCAAAATTCGCAAAATGTAAAATACAAATTGCGAATTTTATTTTTTATTTTATTTTATCTAGAATTTTTTCTAATTCTTTTAGTTGTTCTAGATTTAAGTGGTCTAGTTGAATTGCATCTGCAAAACCAAAAATATCTTTATTCTCCAAAACAAGCCTCCCAAAACTTATCGGAATCAAAATTAGGATTATCTTTCTCAAAATAATAAATAAAGTCTTGCACCAATTCATCAAACTCTGCAACAAGTTGCGGGTGTGATTCTGAATTGTTACGCTTTAGATAAGTATTAAGAATTGAAGCGGTAGCAATATAATCTTTACGAGTCATCATTTATTTAACACCTTTCAAGCAATTATGACACAATACCCAAAACTTAGGGATTAGAATTGTTTTACAATTTAGACATTTATTTTTTTTCATTTACAAGATTTCCAATTCATCAAAGTTATCAACAGGAATAAAAACAGATTCAGATTCTGACTCTGCTAGTTCATCTAGCATTGACTGATATTCGTCTGCTAGTTCAGACCAGCGGTCATTAGTTTTATCAAATGAGTATGACATTATTACTTGCCACCTTTCATCATTAGAGAGAAGTAACGCTGAGCGATTACAACTGCTTTAAGATTAGGAACAAAACGCTGTTCGCTAGGATATTTCTTAGCGATACGGAGAGCAATATCAACAGGGAGAACATTACTAGGGCGGGGAGAATAACCACCAGCCTCAAAGCCAAAGTCTTTAGCAATATCCATACGGATTTCATTATAGTATTCATTTAGTGAAGTCATTTTGACTTCCTTTCTTTTAAGTTAAACTAACAACCTTTGTTAATTTCTTATAGTGTAACTATAGCAGGGGGGTCTGACATTACCCGTCAGTATATGTGTACAAATCGGACACCAAAAAAAACTATTTTTGTGAGCTTAATCACACCGTAAGCGACACGCCCGAGTGCGGGTCGGTGGGTCGGCCCAACAGCGGAGAAATTAATCTCCGAAACACGCATCCCAAAATTTATTTTCATCAAAGTTAGGATTATCTTTTGCAAACATTTTAATAAAAGGTTGAACCAACGAATCATCAAACTCTGCAACGAATGACGGGCGGGATTCAGAATTATATTCTGTCAAATATGAATTAAGAATCTTAGCGATAGAAACATAATCTTTACGAGTCATCATTTATTTATTTCCAATCTTTAAAAATATCTTCAACAACTGTTAGTTGTTCATCTGTTAAGTGGTCTAGTTGTATCGCATCAGCGAAACCAAAAATATCTTTTTCCATACTACAACACCTCATCAGGGTCAAAGTGTGCAACGGGGATAAAGACATCTTCCATGTCCTCAGAAGCCAATTCATCTAGCATAGATTGGTAATCGTCTGCTAGTTCAGACCAACGGTCATTAGTTTTATCAAATGAGTATGACATTATTCTGTCACCTTACCTTCACAATAGATACCTGAATCAGTAGCCATCCAAGTGGATAGCGGGCTACCACGCCAGTAGCGGATAGTCTTTCCACAACGGCAAGTTGCAGATTCTTTAACATTATATCCAGACTCTGCTGGAAAGTGTAGTTTCATTTTCATTTAGTTATCCTTTCAAGATACTTTCTTTTATTTGCTGACCTGATTATTTGCCTATTTCTAGGGCTCACAGGATTTTATTTAATTTTATTAGTTAAGCTTTAGCTTTTTTACTTGACACAGTGTGCAAGTATCCCAAGCTTGGACTTTACCACAATCTGAGCATTCTAGCTCTTGATTACGCCAATCTTTCATTTTACAACCAACCTTTCTTGTTTTGTTCTTCTGATATGAAGAACTCTGGACGGAATGGGACGAAACGCTCGTCCTCTTCCCAATTCTCATTTATCATGCGTTGTTCTAACGCATCCAACTCTGCAAGCTCTTCAGCGATATAAGCCTTGCACTCTTCAAGTGAACCAACGAACTCGTCAGCCTTGAACTCTTGATATACTGAGTATTTAGTGTTCATTTTCTGAACCTTTCTTTTGATTGGGTCTTTCCCTTTCAATAAGATAATTAAATCATAGGGGTCTGACATTTTCAACTCCAAAATGCATACAATTCGGACATCTTTTAAAAATAGTTTGTGATATACACCACATTTTTGACAGACATTCCAGGCAAATCGGACATTTCGGGCGGACTATTCTAAAGTCATTTTCCGTTTGGAAAGATGCATCATACAAAATTTATACCCATTAACATTTTGATCAAATCTAATTCTTAAAATTAGCTGAGAACGGGGGATAATTTAAAAATGGGCGGGAATTTCTTCTGGATACTCTTATTACCTATACACATATAAGAGTTTATACTCTATTGGAAGATCAAAAAATAAAAAAAATACAAAAGCCATCCGAAGATGGCTAATGCATTATATATTTAAATATTACTTATTTGCAGCTTTAACTTTTGCCAAAAATGCTTCTCTAGCCTCGATTTTGAGGCACTTCTGGAAGATTTGGTCCATATGGAGGAAAATTCTTTGTTGCATCTGACAATGCAGCAACAAATGTTTTTGCCCAATTTTCTGCAGTATCTTTGTCCCATGCAGTTCTGTTTGGCCAGGATCCTGTTGTAATGTGAGCTTTATTATTTTGTAAATCGTCTGAATTCAAAAATATTTTAACTTCGTTTGAATCAGAAATTGTATAACTAGGCGTATTTGCCATTTTATTTCTCCTTATTGTAAAGACTTAAATTAAGTATACCATTAATTTATAAAAAATAAAAAAAATATTTAAAAAAAGGGCTAATGCACTAATTAATAATAATTATTGAGCAAGAGTTACTAGCATAGCTTTATTTTTTTCAACTAAACTAGCTTTTGTAACGCCTGGGTTCTTTTGCTTAAAATCATCAATAGCTTGTAAAAATCTAGCTTTATCAGCATCACTAATATTTTTTTGCGGGAAGCCAGGTATGTTCGGTCCAAAGTCTGCGGTAGGCTTTGTATCATCATTTATAGATGCAATAAATTGTTGTGCCCACTTTTCTGCAGTAGCTTTATCTGCCCAAGCTGTGCCATCTGGCCAAGCGTTCTGAATATAAACAGGACGCTCTGCACCTTCATTAAAAAATATACTTACTGAATTTGAATCAGAAATGGTGTAACTTGGTGTTATTGGCTCTATTGCCATATTTTTCTCCTTGTATTTAAAGACTTGATTTAATTATAACATAAAGCATTAATTACTCAAATAAAAATCACTCAAAAAGAGTGTCAACGTCGCTAGACGTCATATTTTCATCATCATTTTCAAAAATAAAAGACGGGGCGGGAGCTAGAATCTGTCCAGATTCATGCAAAGATATCATTTTATCAGTATCAGCACCTAGCTTATCTGCAATCATGACTAACATATCATAATTTCTCTGTTCCTGGATAAATATCGCACCAAGAAGTTCTCTGATATTCTCAAATATCTTCTGGAATTCTGCCAATGACTCTATACTATCGCCTAAATTGCCCATATTATCTACCTCGCCACATTCTTATAGCTATAAATAGACCTATAAACGTAAATAAGACACTATACTTGTCCATCTATATCTCCTATAATCTCTTTGGTTAGATGATTCCATTTACTGGCTTCCATTCCCGCCGAATTATTGATAATTAGATCACCATTTTCGGCATTTATAGTATACAGCCATTTCATGGGTTTATCTAAATCCACTTTTCCCGCAAAAATGTGATCATTTCCCTGTTTCACGTGAATCAATATGGTGAAATTGTCTTCGTCTTCCTGTTCGAACGGCTCAATATAAGCCCGCTCAATGTGAATCAGAGCCATGTGACGTTCCTTGAGTCAATAATGGGTAATCTTCTGCCATCATATTATTAAACTCTTCAGAACCTATCCAAAAAATGTTTCCTAATACTCTCCAAGCAAAATTTGTGCCTTCTGACAAGTGTTTTTCTATAGCCCATGATAAAACTTCAGAATCTAACTTCCGTCCCGCCTCAATCAGCATCGTATACTCAATACCTTTGATTGTGCGAGTAGAAAAAATTGAATTACTTCTCTCAGGCTTAAAAGACTCAGGCATAGAAGCATCTGTAAGCCAATCACATTTAAATAGTGCACAAGGATTGACTGGTCTTTCTTTGTATGCCCCGCATCCCTCGCCTTTTTTCAAAAATCCACAAGGGTGAAAATTTCCTGTATCTTCTTCTTGCCCTATCCATGAAGTACGTCCGTCAGATAGCTTGATATCAGCCCGCAAATGGCCCTCACAGCACTTTGTACAAGTCCCGCAACTTCTTCCATCAACTATAGGCAGAAAATCCATTTCTTACTTTCGGCTCAATCTTTCAGCCAAATCTTTCGGACGCACTAATGCATGCTTCTTATTTGATAGCTTAATCTTAACATGAGAGTATGACCAAGCTACCAGTTGAGAGCAGATTACTCTTTTTTCACGGATAGCCATCCAATTTGCAGGTAAGAATGGAATTCCAAAGGTTAAGCACTTAATTCCTAGTGCAATAATTGACCAGACGCCATATCCGTCATTTAAAAATCCTTTTGCAAACCTCACTAATTCTTCTCGTTCTGCTTGAGTCAAAGAAGATTCATTGCTCCATATAATTTTATGATTATCATATTTACTTAAAGGTGAAATAGATACTCCTGACGGACGAGCCTCAATTATCTGACCATCCCCGATATAAATGCCTGCATGGTTCCATGTTGACCAGTTACCAAGCTGAATTGCTCTGGCAGCGGGTCCAGTGGTATGAACCACAAAGTAATCTCCAAGATTAGGCATTCTCTATCTCCCTTAAAATATTTTCATACAGCTGTAGTCCAGCTGTTTGTTGGTATCCGCAGTTTGTGCAGTACAAGATTATTGTATCATCTTCTTCTTTATGTAAGAGTGCATATTTAACTCTAAAAATTTCATAATCTTCCTTATGATTAGGACAGGAGAGGAATTTTACCTTCCCCTCCTGAGCTAATTTGAAATACTGAGAGAAAACTTGTATTTTCATCAGTATGCTATGTTCGCCTTCTGAAATACAGATGTGACATATTCACGGACAGTTGGATTTCCTGGAACTGGTTTGTTCCAAGTAGCCATATTGCCTGCTCTTGATGGAAGAAGATGTGCTGCAACTGCTTTTCTCCAGTCATGGTAGGTTGCGTAAGAACTTTTTAGTTCATCAATCATACGTTTATCCTGTACCCATTCTGGTGCATCACATGCACTCTTGTAGCCCATAAAGTTATTCCATGATGTTGACATGTATTGGAATGCTCCACATGCACTACTGGAATAAGACTTGCGATAATATGCACCTGCTCCACCTGTTTCTTGAGACAGGATTGCATTTGCAAGTCTTGAGATTATTACCCTTGAATCTACTCTTGATTTTAAATTTAGCATTTTGCTATAAGCGGGCATTTGAAAAGTTTTTCCAGAAGAAAGATCATTAACTAAATAAACTTCATTACTAGAAATGCTTTTATTATTATTTATATCTATATTAATAATATTTTTAATATTAACTAAATTAGTATATTTATTAATATATAATATATTTTTATTATACACGATAGTTGGTGCTGTTAAAGCGTGAACACTGGAATTTATACCAGAAATTAATGTGAGAATAGTCACACCAACCATTGTCCACACTGTTCTTATCCTTGCTTTGTTCTCATTGTTCATTTTGAACCTCCTAGGGAAAGAGTAGTGTAATCAATCGTATCATGATATACTAGGAAAAACAAGTCAGGAAATCAATGAAAATATCTTTTACAGGTGCTCCAGAGTATATGGATCGCAATGTTGGATATGGTGAAGCATCATGGCATATCTGGAAAGAATTTGAGAAAAATAATATTGAATGTTTAGTTGGTTCTCCAAAAGCTAATATTGGAATTTCTTTTATTCAACCAAACATGTATAGATTTGGAAGACATCAATATAAAATTGGTTATACACCTTGGGAATCTACAGATGTATTTGATTCTTGGAAAAAACCACTCAGAGATGATATTGATGAAATGTGGACTACATCACCTTGGTGTGCTGAAGTATTTAAACAGTTTACTGATAAACCTGTCTTTGTTTATGAACATGGAATTGAAGATGAATGGGTTCCAAAGAAAAGAATTATTGATGAGTCCCGCCCTTTTAGATTTTTGCATGTTGGAGAGCCATATTTTAGAAAAGACGCTCAACGTGTAGTTGATGCTTTTATAAAAGTATTTGGCGATGACCCTAGATTTGAATTAATTTTAAAATGTAGCAGATTAAATACTACTAGAGTATTTGATCCAGTTACGGGTAAAGTACAAGGTTCGCCTGGAGTTTTTTACCCTAACATAAAAAGCATTGAAGGCTTTTTGTCAAATGAACAAATGAATGGTTTGTATGATTTGTGTGATGCTTTTGTTTATCCATCGTGGGGCGAGGGGTTTGGATTAAATCCTTTACAAGCTATGGCTAAAGGAATACCTACAATATGTACAGAATCATGGGCATCATATGGCAAATATATAACTGCACCACTTAATTCAGAATTAGTTTTATCCCCATGGCCCACAGTTCATCCTGGCTTAATGTATAGACCAGATTTTGATCAATTAGTTTTTTATATGCAGGATGTTTATGATAATTATGAATCTTACTCAGAATTAGCTTATAAAAATGCATTTTTAATTCACAAAGATTATAACTGGACTAAAGTAACAAAACCAGCAATTCAAAGATTAGAAGAAATAAACAAAAATCTTTAAAACTTGATTTTAAAAAAATCAATGTGGTACACTTAATCTCTATCCCAAAAAACAAGGAGTAACATGTCTAATACAATTGAAAACCCATATGAAAACTTTATCGCTTTATCTCGTTATGCGAGATGGATAGAGTCAGAGTCCCGCCGTGAGACTTGGGGTGAAACAGTAGACCGTTACTTTAACTTTATGGTTAATCAGCTTGAAGTAAAACATAATTACAAACCAGATGCGAAAGTTGTCGCAGAACTTCGTGATGCTGTTTTTAACAGAAATGTTATGCCATCTATGAGAAGTGTCATGACTGCTGGACCAGCGTTGGAAAGAGAAAATGTTTCTGGGTATAACTGTGCATTTCTTCCAGTTGATAATGCCAGATCATTTGATGAAGCAATGTATATTCTCATGTGCGGTACGGGTGTTGGATTCTCTGTTGAGTATAAGTATATTAATAAGCTCCCCGCTCTTCCTGAAACATTAGAGAAATCTTCTACAGTAGTAATCGTTGGAGATTCAAAAGAAGGATGGGCAAAAGCTTATCGTGAATTTCTTTCGCTACTTTGGGCAGGACAGATTCCTCAGATTGATGTAAGTAAGGTTCGTCCAGCAGGAGCACGTTTAAAAACAATGGGCGGGCGTTCGTCAGGTCCACAACCATTAGTAAATCTTTTTGATTTTACTGTTCAGATCTTTAAGGGAGCATTGGGTCGTAATTTAAAGCCAATTGAAGCTCATGATATTATGTGTAAAATTGGAGAAGTGGTTGTTGTTGGAGGAGTACGTCGTTCTGCAATGATTTCGCTTTCTAATATTAATGATATTGAAATGGCAGCCGCTAAGTCTGGAAATTGGTGGGAGTCAAATGGACAACGTGCTTTGTCTAATAACTCTGTAGCTTATTCTCGAAAACCAGATATGGCACAATTTATTGCTGAATGGAAATCTCTTTATGATTCTAAATCTGGAGAGCGTGGAATTTACAATGTTGCAGCAGCACAAGCTCAAGCAGCAAAGTATGGTCGTCGCAGCCCAGACATTCATTATGGTACAAACCCATGTTCTGAAATTATTTTGCGTCCATATCAATTCTGTAATTTGTCAGAAGTTGTTTTGCGTGAAACAGACACAGTTGAAGATGTTACAAACAAAGTACGTCTTGCATCTATTTTAGGGACTTGGCAATCAACTCTTACAGACTTTAAATATATCCGTAAGATTTGGAAGGACAATACAGAAGAAGAGCGTTTACTTGGAGTTTCTCTTACTGGACAGTTTGGACATAAGTTCTTTTCTGGGCAAGAAGGTTTAGATAAGCTTGGAGATATTCTAAGCCATCTTCGTCAATGGGCAGTAGATGTTAATATTGTAGAGGCAGAGAAAATTGGGATTCCCGCCTCGGCAGCAGTAACTTGCGTTAAGCCTTCGGGCACAGTGTCCCAATTGGTCGGGGTGTCTTCAGGAATGCACCCGTGGCATTCAGATTATTATATTCGTACAGTTCGGGGGGATAAAAAAGATCCAATTACTCAATTCCTAGTTGACTCTGGAATTCCTACTGAAGATGATGTTATGAAGCCAGATTCAACTTCTGTATTTTCATTCCCAGTAAAAGCTCCAGCACATGCCATTACTAGAGATAAGCTTACAGCTATTCAACAGCTTGAAGTATGGTTAACCTACCAGAGACATTGGTGTGAACATAAGCCTTCTATTACCGTATCGGTTAAAGAGGATGAATGGATGGAAGTTGGTGCTTGGGTATATAAGCACTTTGACGAGGTTTCGGGTATCTCATTCCTGCCATACTCAGAGCATACTTATGTCCAGGCCCCGTACCAAGAAATTGACAAAGCAAGCTACGAATCACTAACGGCAAAAATGCCTAAAACCATAAACTGGGCAGCACTTTCTATGTATGAGCTTGAAGACTCCACAACGGGTACTCAGGCGCTTGCCTGCGTGTCTGGAGAATGTGAAATTGTTGATATAAATCAGTAGTTTTTCTACGGATTTAGAGCTTAAAATGCTATAATAAAATTTACTAAGCCTGCGGGATAGTAACTAGTGTTAGTTGGATTTGATGTCTGTAACTTCAGATGAACCAATAAATTGGAGAGTCACTCAGGGGGAAACCTTCCTTCTTGAATTGCAGTACCAAGATCCAGACGAGAACCCTATAGATATTACAGATATAAATGTTGTAATGGAAATAAAAGATAAGCCTGGCGGAAATATTTTATGTGCAAGGCTAACAATTAATGATGGCATTACGGTATCTGACCCAATATCTGGAATTATGGATATAGTTATTTCTTCAGAAAGAACAAGAGTTTTTAACTACCCCCGTGCAGCATATGAAATTTTAGGAACAGATCAGTACGGAGAAAATATTTTATTTTTACAAGGTTGGTTTGAAGTTAGCGAAGGTTTAATTTAATGGCACAAAATGTTATTGTAGTACGTGCTAAAGGTGCTAGAGGTC